TCTTCGTCCGGAGCGATGCTGCTATCTCGATGCAGGCACAGAAAGAATTCACAGCATTGTCTTTGACTGACATGAATCTAGGAACAAAGACGAAGTTTACAGCGCTCGCTACAGGTGACATGAACTTAGGTTCGAAGGCAAAGGTTATTGCCAAGTCATCAGGTGATATGAGCATAGAATCAGGAGGCACATTTGATGTCAAAGCAGCTAGCACGACCAAGATATCATCCGGGGGTGACGCATCTATCCATTCTGCTTCTACTGTAGATGTGTTAGGTAGCGGAAAGATACAGATCAAAGGATCTGCCACTGACGTTCAGGTAGGAGGATCCTCTAGCCCTTCGGCTCCATCTGATCCCGCAGATCCTGGAGAAGCATCGTTAGCTCAGTATGCCCCAGCAGAGACGATCATCGATAACATAACAACACAGAGAACCGCACCTGATTTTCCTAAGAATTCAAAGAAGATGTCCAAAGAAGAATTCTCCCTCTATAAGAACGAAGGCGGGACGCCGAACCAGATCGCTGAAGGCGCTGCATCAGGTAATTCTGGTGCTGGAATTGTTCCTGAGATCGTAGATACGGGAATGAGTGCAGAATCTGCATCTGAAGGTGATTATGACAGGCCTGCAGGAGCAGTCACGGGTACTGGGACCGCAGAGAAAAATCCAACACCCATGCCTTCATCAATATATAACTCAAGCGAAAAGATATCAAGACATGTCACTGTCGGCATGATATTAGATCTGAGAGATTGTCCTGCGTCTCAACATAAAGCAGTACTCACAGAAGCAATGAATATTGCATGGAATATATTAGATCCTCTATTTGAGAAGTTCGGATCTAGGATGAAGATAACTAGCTGGTATAGGACATCTAAATCTACATCTAAGCACACGACCGGAGGAGCAGTAGATCTCAGATGTTCTAACAAAGATGATACTTCATTTACAGCACAGATAGCTGCATATGTGAGGGATAATCTTCCGTACAGCAGGATATATCTAGAAAAGAATGATTCTCCTGGTATTCATGTACATCTCGAATCTGCTCAACCAGGACAGCCTGGCGGCGGATTAGTCATCACTTGTGCTGATCCAGGTTGCAAAAATTCACAACCAGGATTGCAATTATCCTATGCACAAGCTGCTTTAAGGGGAAGAGTGGGAACCTATGGTTGATATTACTTTTACAGAAGACATATCTTCTGGCAATTTAGATCTCGCTGCTAGTCAAGCTAGAGCTAAGGCATACACACAAGCGATTGCTGATGCTGCTAATCAGACAGCAACAGGAACTTTTAAATTACCAGATACAAGCACGTTTACGTATACTGCATATCCTGCTTCTCAAACAACAGGATCGTCACCTCCTGCAGGATCTTCTAGCGGCAGCAATCAGATTTTAAACAGTGATATCACAGCAGCAATGCAAAGAGGTGATATACAGAGACCTGGATTCTATGGCAATCAAGAATTAAAAGAATCTAATGATTTTTTTAATACAGCAATCAACATAGGAGCACAATTATTAGGAGTTGCTGCTGCATTGAAATTAGCAGGACCTCCGCCTGTCAACTATGTACGTACTCCTCAAAATTATATCCTCACTGATCTAGAAAAAGCTGTTATCCTATCTAAATCTACTGAGCTCGCTTCTTTTGGAGTCGTTCCTCAAGATACCTTAGAGAATTTCTTTTACATACTTGCAGCAAACCAGAACCAGAACGATCTCGAATATATCGCAAATGTTATCGGAATTCCTGATCTTGGACAGCCGAGATATATCAGAAACATAAGAGACATCACTCAGATACAAGATATCTATAAGGTCGGATATTTAGCAAACGGAATCGCATCTGTTAATCAAAGGTATGCACCACAATATACCAATATACAACGATATGATGATTATACTCAGAGCAGTGGTGGAGATATCTTATCTGCGGCAGCTCTCGGAATATCATTGGGTGTGATAGGCCCGTCTATCATCGAGACAGCTGGAATATACAATGCACATTCAGGCATCCTCAAGAATGCTCCTGCATTATCGACTGCTGCAATCAACCAATCTATCAACCTATATTCTGGATTATCGAGCGGCATCGCTTTGGATCCTAATACGATCAGTGCTGTCTTGAATCCAACAGCTACCATACAATCACAGGCTACGATGATAGCAGCTTCAGCAATCACCAGCCTCCTAGGAGCAACACCTCTAGGAGGTGTGCTAAGTTCTTTAGGACCCTTGGGTGGAATTGCTATGGGAGTCCTGTTACAACAAGTCGGAGGCAATGCAGTAGGTAGCTTCATGTCTGAGGTATTGACGGGGAAAAGGATCGCATCTTCAACGATAGCAAATAATCCTATGCTGACACCACCTTCTATGGCGGGTAAGAGTTTCTTCGGTGAGGCTCCGATATCGCTTCCTGCAGTCGATCAAGTGTTCTGTAGGAAGATAGGAGCATTCGGGGCTCCTAGCGGCGGCACGGGCGTTGTTAGTTTTGGAATGCAGAATTTTGCCTCCATGGGCGGATCTTTATCTATCGCATCTGTAGTATCTAACCTAGTGACAGGATCATCTGCTATACCATCACCGACTACTTTTTATGGACAGCAAGTAGCAACGATGACATCTAACCTTTGCAATAACATGAATGTTCCTATAACATCTATGATCGAGATGAGAAGATCTGACAACGCTATTCCATTGATGCTCGGAATGAGCGCTGTGATGGTCGAAGAAAACTTCTCTCCATTTGGGTCTAAACCTATGACACAAGGATGGGCATTAGCATCTTCTACTGCTAATGACATCCAAAAATACAATCCGCAATATCTAAATGCTTGTCGGACATCATTATAAATATACGATGGCAAGCACAGTATTCTATTCAGATATACCCACTAATTTTGATATCCATCCTATAAAACAGGATCTGGTATTGATCACCAATGAGGTTGCGGTAAAAAGATCTGTTAGAAATCTTTTATTGACAGATCCTTATGAGAGGTTCTTTAATCCAGGATTAGGTTCAGGTATACGCCAGACACTGTTTGAGAATATAAGTCAAGATAGTGAATATATCTTAAAAGAAAAGATCGCAGAGACCATAAACAATTATGAACCTAGAGCTCGTCTTATAAGCGTAACTGCAAAGGGATTTCCTGATGATAATGCTTATGAAGTAACTATCGTATTTTCGCTAGTCAATAATATATCACCAATAACATTAGATTTCGTCTTAAGAAGAGTAAGATAAATGGCTAACACAGGATTCCTAGACGTATCAGAATTGAGTTTTGATGGCATCAAAAACAACCTCAAAACCTTTATGAAATCTAAGACACAATTTAAAGATTATGATTTTGAAGGATCTAATCTTAATTCTCTGTTAGATGTATTGTCCTACAACACATACATGAATGCCTTTTATCTCAACATGATAGGCAGCGAGATGTTCTTAGACTCTTCACAATTAAGGAATTCAGTCGTATCTCACGCAAAAGAATTAAACTACATACCTAGATCAAGAACATCAGCAAGAGCAAGAGTAATATTTTCAATAAACACCGGAGCTGATGCTCCTGACAATGTAGTGATCCCAGAAAATTATACCTTAAGATCAGTGGTTGATGGGATCAATATGGATTTTACGACCAATGAGCAGATAACGATCAATAGGACTGATGGTGAGTATGTGACCGATCCTGTGTATATATATGAAGGAAAGATCGTATATGAATTCTTTACAGTAGACGGATCTGTTAGATATACTCTCAGTTCATTGAATATCGATACGAACAGCATTCAAGTCACGGTGATCAACTCAGCATCGGATTCGTCGAATTCTGTATATACAAAAGCAGATACATTATACGGATTGAATTCGAATTCACAAATATACTTCGTTCAAGGCTACAGTAACGATCAATATGAGATAGTATTTGGTGACGGGATTTCTGGCAAAGTATTGACTAACGGGAACATAGTAAAAGTCAAATACAGATCTACTAACGGCGAGTTAGGCAATAAGGTTGTGTATTTTGCCCCTACTTCTAAAGTAGGAGATGCATCAACATATCCTGTGACTGTGACAACTAATATATCTGCAGCAGACGGTTCTGAGAGAGAAACAATAGAATCGATGAAGCTAAATGCTCCTAGACATTTTGCTGCTCAAAATAGGGCTGTCACCAAAGATGATTATACGACTCTAATCATTGAAAAGTACCCACAGATCAAGACAGTCAATGTATACGGAGGAGAGAATGCTGATCCTCCTCAGTACGGCAAGGTCATCATCAGCATGATTCCGTACGGAAATTTCCCTGTCGTCTCTACAGAACTAAAGACAGATATCATAGCCTATCTCAGATCAAAGAGCATCACGACAGAACCTGTGATCAAAGATCCTGAATACATGTATATCGAGATCCAATCTATCATCAGCTACAATCCTTCATTGACTACTAAAAGCACACAGTCACTCAAATCAGACGTATTAAATCAGATAAAATCATATGAAGCTACATATCTGAATGATTTTGGAAATGATCTTCGCAAATCTAAATTATCTTCTATGATTGATTCTGCAGATGCATCGATAGTCAGCAACCAGACGACACTTCGTGCAGTCTATATAATAACTCCTAGAAAAGGTACTCAACAGAGGATCAATTTCTCATTTTCAAATCCTTTATCTAGGCCTTTGCGTGCTCCTTATATCATCAACGAGATCGAATGCGTCAGAAGCACACCATTCGATTATTTCAAAGATGGCGTATATTATAATGCTACTACATCTCAAGGTCAGGTCACGCTCAGCGATGACGGCAACGGAAAAATACGATTGTATTATATCGAGAGAAGAGAAGATACTACAACCGGAATCGTCTCGATAGT